AGTGGGCGCGGCCCCCGCCCCCGCCAGCAATCTACCATGAGTCCATGTGGTGCCGTTATCGTCAGAATAGCAAACCCAACAGATGTTCCCAGTAGCATAATACGGGATGAGTAAACGACCTGTGCTTGTTGTAAGGATTTGGCCTGTAGAGCCTAGCGCAATAACCACACCAGCCAGATCAGGGTGATGCGGTATTACTACTGGTTCGGTGAATGAAATACCACCATCATCACTGAATCGGACGTATTGCCTATACGTTTCAACGACATTATCTCGCTCGTCATAAACAAGAATAATTCGCCCGTTCGTAGTTTTACCCAACATTGGGTGTTTAGAGACACCCGAATCAACAGACGGACTTGCAATTAAGATGCGACTCTCTAGCGAAGTTAATGTGTAGTCATGGTTCACTTTGACTCGTTTTTTATAAAGTTTTACACCCTCACTATCCCCATTGTAGCCAGAGATCGCGCCACCCCATACAAGCAATAGAGTAGTTTCATCAACTTTCAGGATTGATGCAATTCGTTGAATAGTGTTGGTATCAGAAAATGGTGCGAGTATATCCAGATTGGATAACTCGCTTAACTGGGAGTCTGCGTAGCTCAAGCATTCACCGGCATTGTTTAAACTCTCATGGGTTAGAGTTAAAATTTGGCTTTGCACTCTGCTAATGCTTCTTAACCGGGAAATCTCTTCTTGTACGCTATATTTCATGATAGGAAGATACAGGTGTCCATCGGACATTTGTGCGTTAATAGCTTCTCCATTCACGTCTACTTGCTGGCTCTGGATAGTGGGGCTTGGGTCATTAAAGATTTTTTGGTTTACTTTCAGTTGATCCTGCAAAGAGATATTCTCCCCGGCTAAATATACCCGCCCATCATGCGCGATATTTAATACTACATTGCCTTCGGCATCAGGGAGGACAACTATTTGGGTCTGCCCCCGGTTGTTATCTACAACCTCTTTAGATACTTTTGTCTCATCAGAATATTTTTTTGCTTGATCTACATCACTTAAACCAGTATCAGTCCAAGTTCCTGTTGCAGGTGTTTCACCTTCTGCACTTGTTCGATTCCAGCGGTATATTTTACGGGTATCATCCGCACGCGCACGCATTTCAGCAACAGCGGGTTTATCGGCTAAAAGTAGAGCCTCTGTTGCATAGCCTTGATAAAAACCTTGAGCAACTACTTGGTCGGCTTTTTGCTGCAGGTCTTGAATAACTTGGGGTGCGGTCTTGTATGGATTGCCATAGCGCGGATTAACAGTACCCAGCTCATTTGCCACCTTTCCTAGATTATCCGCATCAATATCAGCATTAATTAACTTTTCTTTCGTGACTGGTTGATTAGCCATGTCTTTCTCCAGCATTAAAAAACCACCCTAAGGTGGCTGTTAAATCAAATTATTTATGTAGTCTTTGTCATTGCTGTAGTAGCGGGCATCATAGTTAATGGCCGTGACTTCACTTTCAAATGGACCTGAATGGGATTTTTCAGTTATCAGAAAAGCTTCAGAATCCTTTTCGGTTGAAAGTGTGATGGAGTATTTGGCATATTCGTCATACTCATGTTTCACCACCAACGGCAGAATCGGCAGCCTTTCCAATACCAAGCTATATTCATCTGCGCCTTGCGTCACCAGCATGGTTTCCACACTGCAATTTAAGTGTTGCAAATGAATTGTATAACTCTTAGCGGGATCTAGATTTACCGGTTGAGAGATGGAAATATTCTGCCCCTGCCAGTGAGTGACATCGCCTGATGTTGCATCTTTACCCAAAGTCACTACTGATGGTGTGGTGTCATCCACTACCGCAATCCGGTCATTTAAGGACACAAGATCCGCTTCACCATAGGCAGTAAATTTCACCATCTCGCGCTGATACTGGATTTTATTCCAAGCCCGATGTGCCAAAAAATGTGCCTGATATTTATTTGTCACGCCACTTAACTCAAGCTTTTTCGGGTTATTGATAAACTCATCCGGCAATCGAATAATTGATTCCACCCAGCCATCAGCTGGATCAATCCAGGTGACTTCCACCCCGTCATGATCACGGTCCACACCATACTTTTCAGAGCGCGTTTCAGTGAATGGTCGCTTGTTCCGGTGGTTAAACAGGATGCTTGAGTTTGGATTTTCTTTCTCAAACTGAAAGTAAATCTGCGAACCTTCGCGTCTTGCATTGGACCCAACACAACTTGCGATTTGAGCTAAAGCTTCTTCAAAAGATTGAGAGCCTTGATCAAAGGTATAATTGAAATGAGCGGCTAGTGGTGTGCCGAAATAGTCCTTTATCTCCTGTGAGGTTGCATAGATTCCCTGCACATCAAGATCACTGAGTTCACGGCGGCCAATTAATGGATCCAGCGTAATTGCAGTAACAATATCCGCGAAATCATTAGTCGGCTGCTTGCTTAAAGATCTCTCACCGGATGCGTAAGAATAAAGCTTTTGCGTTCCGATGCAGTTCCACTGGCGCTCTTTAACTGACAAAGCCCCATCAGTGGCCACGGTTTGAGATCGAACCAGAGTCACATCCGGGTACACCAGTTTTTGAAGGTATGAGCAGGCATATACCGATTTAAGTTTGATCTCGTCATAGACTGCAGATCTAGCATAGGTATTCTGCGAAGTTTTGCGCACACGTACTCGCACCCCTTCTGTAAATGAAATGGGTAGCTCGATGCTTTCAGATAATCCGAAAGTAGATTTAAATAACCCATACTTTGCCCCTGATTTCCGATATGTTGGGCCAGATGGACTATTATTTATCAGTTCTTGGTATTCAATATCATATTTAATTTCCCCATCTGCATCCTTGCCATCAGTTCGTGTTCCAAATAATCCTTTTGGAAAGTAAAAATTGAAGATCAGTTTTTCAATATCTGTCGAGTTGATATAAAACCAGCCTAGCCAGTTGTCCGTGTATTTGCGAAGCTCGATTGTTGCGCTATTCACTGTAATGCCATTGAGCTTATCCCACTCTGCCTGATACTCAACCGGGATTTCCAGTTCAATGAAATCCGATGTGACCGCAGTGATATTGGTGTAGTTGCCTGAAATGTTAATCGACTTATTGTTGCTGGTCAGGATATTGGAGCTATTGGCAATATTGTCTGCGGTCATTAAGGCCCAGTTTGGATTTGCCGACACTGGATTTTCCAAAGTTATTTCATAGGCGTATGAGCCACTTTTTGAAATGGATGAAACGATGTACCGGCCCGACAAATCCAGAAGGCCGTTTATTGTGTCTTCAATCAGCAGGGTATCAATTTGAATACCCTTGAAGTCATTCGAGCTTTCAATGTTGACTGGCGATCCAATGGTTATCACTCCGGTACGCTCAACATTAGTTGAACCGGATAGTTGAACATCCTGAACCCCGATCTGCTCAGCATTAATGACAACCGACTCGCCTGCAGAAAAGGTTGCATCCAGACCACCACCCACCAGATAAAGGCGATTTGGGTATTGTGGGTACATGGTGCCTTCAATGGCTGTATCGATAACCGATTCGGTTGGATCTTTTAGAGTTTGACCAGTGATTGCCGAACTCTTTTTACCTACCAATGGTGCTTCATTAAAAGCTTCACCGATCTGAATTTGTGGTGTGCCAATCAAGCTCATACCAGGCGCATAAACTGATGTTGAAAACCCCTCAATGGTGGAGCCAAACGTATCGCCATCTTTAATGTCGGTGATTTCAAACTCACCACGACCAAGACACATCAGGCATTCTTCAACTTCAATACCATCATCCTTGTAATAAAGGATTGGTGGTGCAATCAGGTCAGGAACACATTTATTGGTGCCCAATGGATCTGGTACACGGCCTTTAATGCGTTCTCGGTTTACCCGGTTGGATAGCTCATTATTGCTCGACTTCTGATCTATTACTGGAACATCAGGCATGTTCATGTAGGTATAAACTGACACACCTACCGAAAGCACCGCAGCAGCAACCATAAACCACTCAACAGGGGTTAGCCCTGCTGCATGGCAAACAATATCAAAATCATGCTTTTTAGAAAGCATCACCAGCGATGCTTCGTCTACTTTATTGCTTGGCGTTACATCATTCTGCTGACAGGCTGGTTGTAAATAAATGCGGGCCTGCGGGTGCTTCTTTTTTACCTCAATAAAGGCTTCGAGCACCTTATCTGTTCTGATATGCAGAACTTCCTCACCACCATTAAGCGGGTTCTTTAGAATGCGTAATCGGCTCATAATATCGAATCCGTTTATAAAAGCGTTGAATCGTGATCAGGGGTAAAAAATGCACACCCATCTCCGTTAGATGCAAAACACGGTCGCAATAAAAAAGCCCCACATGGGAGCTTTGATTTGCATTGGTCATGAGGACTACGGTGCCATCTATAGGCCTATTGATCCGCATGCCCTGTCTGGCGTTTAGCCTTGATGTGCGTAAGGTTTCATGCAGCGATGTGGTTAAGCCTACAAAGCTGTCCGAATAATCCAGACCAAAAATATAGTCAGCCGCCTCAATCAGAAAATGCACACAATGATATTTCTCAGGGTCATACTTTCGATCCAGCAAAGCATCAATACTTTTCATCAGAAAAAGGCCTTTAGACTCGGGAAATTATCCACTGTATAAAATTTGCCTGTGCCGGTAGAGTTGGCGCGTTTTGTGGCTGCATTAAATGTCGTGGCTTGATGATCTGTAGATCGATCTTCCACCTCGTAGCCTTTCACTACCTGCAAAGGAGCTTCTAGGTTATTGGATGAATAGGCCCGATAAACCACTGTGGGACGCTCAAAGTTATTGGCATCCCGGATAATTTTAAGCAGCGGCGGTACAATTTCTCCTAAATCCCCGACCGTAATTTTAAGCGTCTGGTCCAGGTCATCTGAGTTAGTGCCTTTGCTGATCTGTACCGGCATAAACTCATAGTTGTATACCAGTCCATCCTCATGTTTTACCGTCACCCCATCATCATTGTTGGTCACATAACGCAGTGGTTGTGGCCAGAGTGGATGACTGATCTCAATCAGCTCAAGCATGGCTGCACTTGGTGAAGCATCCAAGTGAAACTTGTCTAAATCGCTCATCATACCCCCAAAGCATCTGGGAAGCTTTCATTCACCAGCTTCTCAAGTAAATTCAGCATCTCAAGTGGATTGCCGGACTCCCACAAATCCACAATCTGCTGATCAAAGGCTAGATCACCATTGTTTAACGGTTTACAGCGCACCTGGAATGACACGGAATAAATCACACCACTACGCTCACCCACTGACAAAGAATCAGCCACAAACTGACAGGTATGATCCTGCGCTTCGGCTGAGTCAATTATCAGTCGCCATAAAAATGGCTTTGGATCGAGTGTATGCAACCGCCAAAACGCCCAGAAGTACTGAGCATGGGTTTTGGTTTTAAGCAGTACGGATACATTGACCACATGCACGTTATTTACAAACATTCTTCGCTGACGGGCGAACCCGCCAAGAAGTTGCTGCTCCAGCATGTTGTTGCCAGGTGAAAAGGAATACCCGGCTTGTAACGGGCATAATGCAAAACTGTTCACTATCGCTTCACTCCTGCTGTGGTGTTGCGCTGGATCTGCTTGGATTCATACGAGTTAGGATTGCTAAGATTCCCCCAAGACCGCTTAATTTGCTTCTCAACAATATCAATCGTCACAGCACCATCAGCACCGCGACTTTGCTCAGCTGTGTAGCCTGGTGGAACATTGATATTGATTTGAGGTCCATTACCACCATTGGCGATAAAGTCCTTCAAATCACTATTCGTCCGACTATCAACAACACGTTCGCCTTTATCCAAAAGCCATGTGCCTTCTTTCGGGATATTGTCGATACCGTCGTGGGCCATGCCGGCAATGGTTTGGCCTGCGATAAGTCCCACATTGGCGTAGCCCATTCCCAAAATTAAATTTGAATAAAGAGCTTTTTGTGCAAGCGTTAATGCTGATGGATCAGCCATTACCTGAGCTGCTGCTAAATGGGTACTCACCAAAGCTGAGCCAATAGCGAAAGCCTGTTGCACCAAAAACATAGCCTTGTATGAATCGGATTGCTCCCCTTCGCTATCCTTAACCATTTGGGTCATATCACCCCAAACTGCGCTGGCCTGAGATAGCAATGCACCATACATCCCTATGGTATCTTCAAATTTTTGGAACTCTAGTTCCTTTACCTTTTCAGCATATTCAACATCAATAGCAGCCATGCCATCTCTGAATTCTTGATGTGCTTCAAGTAAAGCTTCATAGCGCTCTTCATCATTCGAATAAAGGTCACTACTTAGAATGTCGCGCTCTACACCTACACGCTGGTTTTTAAGTCCGGCCTGAGCATTTGCTCGATCATTTTCAATAGACCAACGACCGTAGTCACCGGCAGACATCGTAGCTCGTGCGAAGATGTCATCAGCACCATAGGAAAGACCTTGAATTGCCTCCTGCATGGCTTGCTTCATTTCTAATGCATGCCAGCGAGTTTTACGAAGTTCGACTTCGTATTGCTCATCAAGAAAACGAAGTTTCGCCTCTTTTACTTCCTCGGCAACCTTAACGTCATTTTCAAGAATTTCTCGATCCATCTGGTAGGCATATTCAAGTTTTTTCTCTTCAGACCATTTATATTGATTGATCTCAAGGTTTAGACTCTTGAAATATGCGGAACGCTCAGCAGTAAATCTTTTTTCCACCAAGGCTAAGTATTTGTTTTGCTCAGCCTGAGAGAAGCCAGCACCTTTTACTAAGTCTGCCTGTTCTTGCTCATCCCAAATCAGGTTTTGATATTCAGAGGAATAGGCTTTAGAGATTTGCTCACGGTCACGTTTTTGCTGCTCAAGAATGCGATTTTGTTCTAATAAAGCTTTATTTGTTCCCGCTGCTGCTTTTGCAGCTTCATTTTGCTTTTTAATCCACTCATCTGAGCCTTTGGTTACGCCAGCTTGGCTATTTTGGATTTTAGCCATAGCAGATACAGACTGATTTACTGCATCGTTATAGATACGACTAATTGAATTCGCTACATCCTCTGCAACTTGCGCATTGTCCTGGGCAGCCATTTGAACAGGACTATCCTTGTTGACCTGAGCATTTGTCGCCCCAAGAATAAATGCTTTTGTGAAGCGCACACCAGGCAACTTATCAAAGAAGCTTCCGCCTTCTGCTGCCTTATCTACCATTGCTTTAGACTGGGCAGCCTGAGCAGCAAGACCAGCAATACTATTGGTTAGCATTTTTACAACCGCATATACACCCATGCCGGTTGCAGCCACACCTTTAAAAACCTCGCCCAGTGTTTCACCAGCTTCAGACATAAGATTTGTCTGCATGGTCGCATCAGAAAGACCATCACCCACCGAAACTAGCGCAGGCATCAATCCCTGAATAAACTGGTTTTTTACACCTTGAACCTGAAGATTAAGCAGATCCATTTGAACGCGAAGCTCATTCGCTTTTGCTATGGCTTGTTCATCCATAATTGCGCCAGCACGCTCAGCAGCATCAGCCCAGTATTCAAATCCCTTTCCACCATCTTTAAGCAATGGAATAAGGTTTGTTGTATCAGATGCCATGCTTTCCAAATAGAAAGACATTTGTTGCTGAGTAACGCCAGCTTCTTCGAGTTTATCTACATAGAGTTGAAGTGCTTTAGGACCAGAAAGGTTTTGCATTTCAAGTGCTAATTTTCTTGCGCCTTCTGCTGAGCCCTCTGTTTTAACTGCAATCTGCTCAAAGAAATCAACTGCACCACCAGAGCCAATCGTAATGAATTCACCAAGCTTTTCATTAAAATCTTTTAATTGGTCTGATAGCTTTTCAGAGCTAATACCCATGGTCTCAGCACCAACAGCCATCCTTTGGAATTCTTGTGTTGTTGTATTTGAAATTGATGCAAAGGTTTGAAGTTCACGAGCTGCATTAGAGTATTCGCGTGCCATTGCGAATACACCCGCAGTTACAGCAGCAGCACCAGATACCGCGACAGCACCATAAAGCAAAGCACTTTTCTTCATAGCCTCAAAGCTAGTTTTAGTTTGCTTTTCTGCCTCCTTCATTGGTGCTGTAAACCCTACGGTCCTAGTGACCAAATCTAATGTTAATGTTCCTAATTTGGCGCTCATATAAAACCTCAGGCAATAAAAAACCGCCTTTCGGCGGTCTTATTTAATTTGAATTTAATCATTCAAGTTCTTTTTGGCATTTAGGGGTTGCTAGCTTCAAGTCATTATCAGCCCTGTATTTCATCTCTACATTAAAAGCAGATAATGTAGTTTTCACATGCAAAACTTCTTCATTAATTTGGGTTTTCTTTAAGATCATCCCATTTTGAATATAGAGCTGATCATTAGAATTGCGCACCTGATACACATTAACTTGGTTTCCACTATCCTCACACATTAAGCCAGAGCCATCCTTATTCAGCTTAATAGTTGATAGGCCGCCAGCTAGCGCAGCAGTCCATATACCAGCTGTTTCAGGTTGAGTAATTTGTGCATCTAAAAACTTATTATTAAGCATTTGTGTTGCTGGGCTTACACATCCAACCAGTGCTGCTCCAACTAGAATCACACCAAAACTTTTATTAAACATATCTAATCCCTCTTAATGTAGAGAAAAAGATACTAAGTATTAGTGTAAAAAGAAACCAAGCTAACCTGATTTCTTTTTAATTGCTCTCATTCGCTCTTCTTCAAAAGTTAATTCTGGAACTTCCTCGTGAAGCATGAAGGTTCGAGCATCTTCAATCTGCTTATCTGGTGGTAACTTAGAATTTAGGTACCGCGCAAAAAGACGGCCAAATTCCTGTTCCAGTCGTCTACCTAAAAACAAGGTTCCCCGCTTTTGTCGAAAAGCCTTCCAAGTTAGAAGTTCAGGATAACTTAGGTTTCTTCTGGCTTCGGCAATGGTTTTTCCGCCGATTCCACAGCTGACGAGTTCACAGAAGAATTCAGACTCTTCATCGAGATCCAGTACTTTCCCGTGAAGTTAATCACTTTATCTGCTGCCAGATACATAGCGATTTTGATTTCATCAGAAACTGTGCCTGTGCTTTTTAGATCCGGGAAGAATGGCTTGTCTTTGGCTTCATAAATGGACTGGACCAGCATTGCTGCACGATACTGTTCAATCGTGTGCTTCTCGCCTTCTTTAAGACCTAGGATGTCTGTGATATTTGCAACTTCGTCGGAGGAAAGTACTTTTACAAGAATTTCACCTTCAAATGTTTCGCCATTTACATCACGGAATTTAATTGTCTTTTCAACAAGAGAACCAATTCCAACAGCTTTTTTTGCTTTTTCTAATGTTAATTTAGCCACCTGCAGACACCACCTTAAATACATCAAGCACTTCAGTCTGGCGCTTCATTGGAACGGTATGGTTTACCAAGGAATCAGCATCAAACACCGGAGAACCTTTACGCAGAATTGCACGGAAATATGACCATGTTCGAGTTGGTGGCATTAGCACTTCATCATCAACCCCAACAGTTGGAACACCTTCGCCATCTGACCAGCCCACATACACACCCACTTCAGCGCGATCTGCTGCAAGCTCAAGCAATTTCATGTGTGAAAGGTTTTTAGGATCGGTGTCGATTTGAATCGAACCTTCACCTGGTGTGGTTAAGCCCCAGTCTGATGTTGCCGTTTCTGTCTCTTCAAGACAGGTTGTATTGATTTCAGTAATGCTGTCATCACCCATTACAAAGGCTTTAACACAGTCCATTTTTGTAAGTGTTGGAGTATCGCCATGTAAAATCCATACATGCGTACCCTGAGATAAAACACCTTTCTTCGCCATGAGTAGCTACTCCTCAATTTTAGGCATAAAAAAAGCACCCGGTTGGGTGCTATGTGGAAATTTGGAATTTAGTTGCGTTTATATTCGACGCATTCTTGATTTGACTGTGGCATAAGCTTGCCACCGATAATTACATTGGTTATTCGAGTTTCAGTTTTAACGCAATCCCATTCAGATTTATTTAGTTCCATTTTTGGGCTTGCAGATTCCTGCCAGATTGCATACACCATAAGGCAGGTGAAAGCTGCAATCAGAATAATGACAACCGTTGCTATAATTTTATCTTTCATGATCTATCCAAAAACCAATTTGCATCAAAGCCACGACCAAAAATATTGGTATCAGCAATGCGCTCAAAATGGTTCGGGTGAATACTGGTGACGTAACAATGTGGCTCCAGGGCCTTTCTGATTGCCGCCCGAATATCGGA